CAACACCAGCTACACCATTTAGTGCTACAGTAAGTTAATAATTAATTAAGTGTGGGTTTCGGCCCACACTTAAACTTAAGGAGATATTAAAAAAATGAAATCAGATGTTAAAGCAACACAAAAAACTTCAGACGGTTTAGTATTCGCAGGAAGAACTAGACTGAGAGGAATTATTCTTGGTGCTCCAAACGTAACACAAGCAGGAGTTGCTGTTTGTTTAAATGGAACAACAGGATCAACATACTTTCAAGCTGAAGCTCCAGCAGGAGATGTATTTGCATTTAATTTACCAGAAGATGGTATCTTATTTGAAAATGGAATTTTTGTAACAGACTTAGTTGGAAAAGTAACTGTCGTATACGATAAGTAGGAGGCTAAATGGCTAATACTACTTCTGGAACAACAACTTTTGATAAAACTTTTTCTATTGATGAAATCATAGAAGAAGCTTACGAAAGAATTGGAATGCAACCTAATGCAGGTTTTAATTTAAAATCTGCTAGACGTTCTTTAAACATAATGTTTCAAGAATGGGCAAATAGAGGTTTGCATTATTGGGAAGTTGCAAATAACTCAATCACATTAGTTAATGGTCAATCAGTTTATACAATGTATAGATCAACTAGTGATGGTACTTCTGACGCTACAGCTGTTTATGGTGTAGATGATGTTTTAGAAGCTTCTTACAGAAATTCTTCTTCAGTAGATTTTCCTTTAACTAAAATTAATAGATCTGAATATCAATCATTATCTAATAAAACAGATACTGGAGTTCCAGTACAATACTTTGTTCAAAGATTCATAGATAAAGTTACTATAACTTTATATTTAACTCCTGGCTCAACTGAAGCAGGAAATTTTATTAATTACTATTATGTAAAAAGAATTCAAGATGTTGGAGTTTATACAAATGCAACGGATGTACCTTATAGATTCGTACCTTGTATGGTTTCTGGATTATCTTATTATTTGTCTCAAAAATTTGCACCACAAAGAACACAAGAATTAAAATTATTGTATGAAGATGAAATTCAAAGAGCGCTACAAGAAGACGGCTCTTCTAGCAGCTCGTATATAAGTCCGAAGGTGTATTATCCAAGTGTCTAATACTGCTTCAGGAAAATTTTCAAAATTTATTTCAGACCGTTCAGGTATGGAATTTCCATACAAAGAAATGGTTACTGAATGGAATGGTGCTAAAGTTCATATTTCTGAATTTGAACCTAAACATCCACAATTAGAACCAAAACCACATACAGCAGATCCACAAGGTTTAAAAATGGCAAGACCGGATAGAACAGAACCACAAACTGACCCATTATTACAACCAGAACCTTTTATTATAACTTCTGGTAGTTCTACTATTAATGTTTATGAACCATCACACGGAAGAACAACAGGAAATGTTGTTGCATTTAGAAATGTTGATGGAAGTCCAGGAGGATTATCTTATACATTATTTGAAAATTCAAATGGTTTTAGTATAACAGTAACAGGTACAGATAATTATACTTTCAATTTAGGAAGTACACCTACTGTATCAGGAAGATTTGGAGGAATGACTGTTACAGCAGGACCTGTGACATTAACACCATAATATGACATACGCAGAACTAGTTACAAAAATAAGAGATTACACAGAGGTTGATGCAACTGTATTTACTTCAACTATCATCAATGGATTTATTTCTGATGCAGAATTTAGGATTTTAAGAGATGTAGATTCTGATAATAATAGGTCTTATGCACAAGCTGACATTGTTGCAGGTCAAAGATATGTAAATACACCATTAATTAATGATGAAACATTGATCATTAGATCGGTTCAAATTACTAATTCTACAGGTGGTGCAAATAATTCTAGTCGCTCGTTTCTAGAATATAGAGACACGAATTTCATTTCTGAGTACAATCCAACAGGTGTACAAGGATTACCAAAATACTATAGTTATTGGGACGAAGACACTATTGTCATAGCTCCAACCCCAGATCAAAATTATAATATGCAGATAAATTATATCTTGAAACCAAATGGATTATCGGTTAGTAATACACAAACATACTTAAGTAAGGAATTTCCCAACGGACTTTTGTATGCTTGTTTAGTAGAGGCTTACGGGTTTTTAAAAGGACCAGCTGATATGATCCAATTCTACGAAGGAAAATATAAGCAAGCTCTTGAGGGATTCACCGTAGAGCAAATGGGAAGACGAAGAAGAGATGAATACCAAAGTGGTTCACCTCGACTTCCAAAAACACAATAAGGAGTAAAATATGGCGATAACACAAGCGGTTGCAAATAGTTTTAAAAAAGAATTATTAGAAGGTGTACATAAGTTTCAATACACTTCTGGTGACACTTTTAAACTTGCTTTGTACTCTTCTACTGCAACGTTAAACTCTGCTACTACAGCTTACACATCAACTGGCGAAGTTCCGGCTTCTGGTCAGTATGTTGCTGGTGGTGGAACATTAGTAAAACCAAATCCAAGTACGTCAGTTGCATCAGGTGTTGCAATGGTTACTTTTGCGAATTTGTCTTTTACTGGTGTGACGATTACAGCTAGAGGTGCTTTAATTTATAATACTTCATCGTCAAACAAGGCGGTTGCGGTATTAGATTTTACAAGCGACAAAACAGCAACTTCAGGAACGTTCACAATTCAGTTCCCAGCATTTACAACTTCAGCAGCAATTCTAAGAATTGGTAACGCATAATAGGGAGGTAGCTTCCTATGGCCAATACTTGGGGCTCGCTTAAGTGGGGTGAAGGTAACTTTGGAGAACAAAGTAACGTAACTGTACCTGTTACAGGTATAGGAGGGAATCCTGTTGCCTGGAATTCAGGTGCATTTGGCTCAGCAAGTTTTGGTGGTACTTCTAATTCAATTCCATTAAGTTTATCAGAAGAAAGTGTAACAGTAGAAGTTAATCAAGGTTGGGGAAGATTAGCTTTTGGTGAAGAGAATTGGGGAGAAACAGGTAATGCTGTTCCAATTTCTGGAAATGCTTTATCAACATCCATTACACATCCAGATGACGCTTGGGGTGAATTAGGTTGGTCAGCGTATAATACTACTTGGGGTGGTCAAGCAAGTGTTGATGTAGCAATTAATCAAGAAATAAATCTTTCAAGTCAACAATTAAATATTTCTCAAGCTTCGCTTGGTACAGAAATAGCTGTAGAAGTATTTCCATCAGGTTTTGGTTTAGCAATAGCAGAAGGAATAGTAGATCCTGCGCCAGATGCAATGGTAACTGGTTCACAATTAAATTTAGGTTTAGGTTCTTTAACTGTTTATAACGAACAAGGTTGGGGAAGAGATAGGTGGGGAACTGAAGTTTGGGGTGCTGAAGGTATTTGGGCATCAGTACAATTAGATAATACAAATTTAGGCTTAGGTGTAGCTTCTGGTGTTCAAGAAACTTGGGGTCAAGATGAATGGGGAGCTTCTACAACAGAATGGGGTGGAACTTCAATTACAGATGTAGATATTTCTGTAACAGTAGAATTAAATACAATATATGACCCAGGTTGGGGTTATGTAGCTTGGGGTAATCAAACTTGGGGAGAATCTACTGAGGATATGGCATTGGCAATGCCTCAACCAGGTAATGTAGACCCTGAACCAGATGTATCTATAACAGGAAATCAAATAAATATTGCTTTAGGTGAAGAAACAATTACAGCATCAGCAAATGTATCTTTAACAAGTCTTCCATTAGAAATAGCCCAAGGACAAGCAGAATTAGATGCCTTGACACCTGTAAATGTTACTGGACAAAGATTAAATATTAGTCTAAATAGCATTGTAGCTGGTGCTTCAGCTGAAGTTTTTCCAACAGGAAATCAGTTGACAATAACTTCTGGAAGCATTAATGTACAGTCTTGGCAGATTGTAGACACCGGATCAAATGTCAATTGGAATATTATTGACACGGCCGCTTAAATTTTATAAAAACAAAACAAGAGGATAAAAAATTATGGCATCAAGTTATTCAACAGACCTAAAACTAGAGTTAATGGTTACCGGTGAAAAAGCTGGTTTATGGGGTGATATTACAAATACAAATTTAGTTATTCTTCAGCAATCAATTGCTGGATTTGAACAAGTTGCATTAAACGCAACTACAGGTGCAACGTTAGCATTTACTAACGCAGCAACTTCAAATGGTAAAAATGCAGTTATAGAATTAACTGGAACAATTACTGGAAACGTCGATGTGACTATTCCATCAACAGTAACAAATAAAGTTTACATTATTAAAAATAGTACATCAGGTG